CGTTAAGCTAGGCGGTAAATCAGCACGTACCAAGTACATCAGAAGTTTAACACCACGGGGGTTTGCAATGGCTGTGTACCTCCACAACTTTGATACAGTAGACAGAGGGATTGATTAATGTGCGAGAATGAAATAACGTGGTTATGGGGTTTCGGTTGCCTAGTGGTAACCGCATGGTTAATATTCAGCGAGGAGGTAAAACACAAATGAACGAGGATGACGTTTACAGCGACTACAGCCACTACTGCGACGGCACTGGTCCGTACAAGCGACTAACAGAAATAGAGTACACCCATATTTGTGACGGGTGTTACGAAATCGTCGATAGTGTTGACACTGATACTGGCTTGTGCGAGAACTGCGAGTACGAACGCAATCAAGAGCAGTACTACAAACACGGGATAGGGGAAGAGCCATGATAGAAGTGGATCCACAGTACGAGATAATGGTGTCTGATATGGCAGAGTGGGCGCACTGGTCCGCTAGTGTTCACGAAGGCGACAACAGCAAGCTGGAGGACCACTACGCCTACTACCGTAAGTGGTCTTACACCAAGCTGGAAAGTGAATGGGAAGGTTTCTTTGGGAGGGACTACAGCAATGCGATGTAAAGCGTGTAACGTCATACTAGATGACGCAGAGAGAGTAAAGAAAGACATCACCGGATCTTACTACGACCTATGTACAGACTGTTTGACAGTATCTATAGCTACCCACTGGGAACTAGAGAACATGGAGTCAAGCGTTTATCCTGGTTCTTTTACACAAGATGATGTCTTGCAACTACAACGAGAGTATGATAACATATACTTAAGTATTACTAATGAAGATTAACTTAAGTATTAAACTAAAGAGTTAAACTAATGAATATTACTAAAGAAGAAACTAATGTTGACCTCTTTGTGGTATCATCTGGACTGCTGGAATGTGCAGTCGTAGGCGAGGAGGCCTCTAGATTGCTCTGTAAGCGCATTGAACTGCTTGACCCGTGGCGAGGTATACCCTTTGTCAAGCAGCTCTCTGTGAGCCATACAGAAGCTCTCAGGACTATGCAGGAAATTGCAGTCAAGAGTACACTAGATGCCGTCAAGCGTGAATCAAACAAGAAATAGGGTTGCAATTAGAGGAGGGGTGTGGTATACTATAGGTGTACCTTCGGGTACAGTTAATGTTAACTAACGAGGATTATCTCATTATGTCAAGTCAAGTTATCGAAGGTGTAGTAAACTTTAGCAACGTCACTAAGCACGACGTATTCAACGGTCAGGACACTGGTACGTTCAGTATGACCATCACCATGTCAGAAGATGACGCAAACACACTGTCGGCACAGGGTGTTAAGATCAAGGATTACGAGGGCAACAAGCAACGTAAGTTTAAGTCCAAGTACTCCATCAGTATGTACACTGCTGACGGCGACAGGTTTGACGGGGAAGTACCGTACAACTCCCGTGTCCGTCTGAAGTTTAAGACGGGTCCAGCGCACCCTGTTCACGGTACTCCTACGTACCTTGAAGCAGTCAAGGTGCTGGAGTTAGCAGAGGTTGCGGAAGACAACGTAGACTTCTGATATGACTGCATCATTCCTACACCACGAGGCGTGTCCTACGTGTGGGAGCAAAGACAACGTGGCGGTTTACTCTGACGGTGGCCGCCACTGTTTTTCTCCTGGCTGTGGATACCACGTTAACGGAGAGACAGGGGAGGAGACTAAGAAACTCTCTGCGCTCTCAATGGGTGGTGTTGTGGCTGACATTTCCAACAGGCGAATCTCAAAGAACACAGTGTCACACTACCAAGTGACGGTTCACTTTGCTCCTGACGGAACTATCGCTTCACACTACTACCCCTACTACGATCGCGACACAGGCGAACTGGTAGGTGCAAAACAAAGAGTGGTAAAGGGTAAGCAGTTTATCTGCTCCGGTAACATGACCAACGTAGGTCTGTTCGGACAGAAGCACTGTCGAGGTACGGGTAAGTACGTCACGATCACAGAGGGAGAGCTTGATGCGCTGTCTGTGTACGAGATGTTCGGACAGAAGTACGACGTAGTTAGTTTACGCAACGGTGCGTCCAGCGCTGCCAAGGAAATCAAGCAGAACCTAGAGTGGCTTGAAGGCTACGACAACGTGGTCATCTGCTTCGATCAAGACAAGGCAGGCGAGATAGCACTAGAGCAAGTCAAGGATCTGTTCAGTCCTAACAAGCTGAAGATATGTAAGCTGCCCCTGAAGGACGCCAGCGAAATGCTGATAGCCAACAGGGTACAGGACTTTGTTCAGGCTTGGTGGGACGCAAAGGTGTACCGACCTGACGGCATCGTAGCAGGGACGGATACGTGGGAAGCACTGGTAAACAAGAGACAGGTACAGAGTGTACCGTACCCGTGGGATGGGTTAAATGAAATCACGAGAGGACACAGACCGTACGAACTGGTCACTATCACCAGCGGTAGTGGTATGGGAAAGTCCCAGTTTATCAGAGAGCTTGAGTACGATTTGCTCCAACGCACAGACGCCAACATCGGTGTACTTGCACTGGAGGAAGACGTCGCAACAACATCTCTGGGAATTATGTCGGTGGCATCATCTAGGCGACTACACTTGGAGGAAGACACGCCTGTTGATGAGCTTAGGCCTTACTGGGAAGCAACGATGGGTTCTGGACGTTACTACCTGTTTGATCACTGGGGGTCAACGTCTGCCGACGAACTTCTTTCAAGAGTACGGCACATGGCAAAGGCCTGTGACTGTCGATACATCATCCTCGACCACCTCTCCATCGTGGTTTCTTCTCAAGAGAACGGGGACGAACGGAAAGCCATAGACGAGATTATGACCAAGCTACGCACACTGGTGGCAGAGACAGGGATTACTTTGTTCCTAGTGTCTCACCTGAAGCGTACCTCTGGGACTGCACACGAGGACGGAGGCAGGATCAGTCTACAGGACTTACGTGGTAGCCAGAGCATTGCACAGTTGTCAGACATCGTGATCGGCATGGAGCGTAACCAGCAACACGAGGACGAAGACGTAAGGAATACTACGTGCGTCAGGATTCTCAAGAACCGTTACGCAGGAGAGACAGGACCAGCGTGTTGGCTACGGTACGACAAGTTCACAGGACGTATCCACGAGTGTGCCAACCCAACACCATTGGAGTCAGAGTTTTGAGAAATTTTCATTCGGTTGTAGAGGGCAACACAGCAGAACAAAAGTTCATAAACTTACGAGGAGACAAAATAGTTCGGAAGGCCACAAAGGAGGAAGACATCAAGCAGCACTGGGATGTGTTAGACTCCGAGTACGGGAGAATAGATGTCAAAGCCCAAAAACGGTTGAGTCGGAGCGGTTCAGTACAAAACGATTACCACTGGTACGAGCTAAAGACTGTCAAGCGACCGCCTAAGTGGGAGAGCGGTAAAGGATGGGGCATACCTAACGAAGTACCGAGACTGATTGCTTTTGAACTACAGGACCGCTTTATCTTGGTTAACCCTGAAGACGTTATTGACGACTTACGGGACAGGTGTAAAGAGTTAGGTAGAGGCGAGTTCCTGTTGTACAGACGAGAGGGGCGAGGCGATCTTATGACTATGCTGCCTGTCTGGTACTTAGAGCAAAACTCAACAGCGGTTATCCACAAAGAATCGGAGACAGAGTTTTGAGTGACATAGAAAACCTTAAAAGCGCCTTGGTTAAGGCACAGCAAAGATATAGTGAAGCATATGATCGCTGGGTTGCTAGTGATAATGGCGCTGGCCCGCCAAAGAATACAGACAGCGATAGAATCTTAGCTATGTTGGCGTTTGAAGAAAACCATCTTCCTTATGTTGAAACTACCGACGCTATTTTTTTAGTTAAAGGTAAGTACTATTACGTATCTACTACAGGTAAATGGCGAGTAAAAGGAAAACAAAAGTGGTACAGAAGCAAAGACGTTTACCAATTTATAGATACGTATGTAAATAGGAATCCAAATAGGTGACTAACCTAGTCTTCTGTGACATTGAAACTGACGGTCTGGACGCCACAACTATCTGGTGTGTAGTCTGCCGATACAAGGGACAAAACGAGGTGATACTCAATGAGCAAGATTTCAAAGCGTATGTATCGGATCACCCAAATACAAGTTGGGTTTTCCACAATGGAATCGGTTTCGACGTACCTGTTTTGGGTCGCCTTTGGGATGTTGCTTTTGACAGGGACAGCATCGTTGATACACTCGTTCTTTCTAGGTTAGCCGATCCTAGTAGGTCTGGTGGACACTCCCTGCGGAACTGGGGCAACACTTTAAACTTTACTAAAGGCGACCACGAGGATTGGTCGCAGCTTACACCAGAGATGGTTGACTACTGCGTCCGAGACGTGGAGTTAACTGAAGCTGTGTACAAAAAGTTGTCGATCGAACTAAACGGGTTTTCACAAGACAGCATAGACCTAGAACATCAGGTGCAGTGGATTGTACAAGGACAAGAGCGTAACGGCTGGTTGCTAGATCAACGCCTCTGCCACATCTTATGTGCCAAGTTCAGGGAGCGTATGAATGAAATCGAACAACACCTACAGGATATTTTCCCACCGATCATTGAGGAGCGATACTCAGAGAAAACGGGTAAACGACTTAAGGATAAGGTCACTGTATTCAACGTTGGCTCCCGCCAGCAAATTGCAGAACGACTTTCTCAAAAGGGTGCGATATGGACGGAACTCACTGCGACAGGCAAACCTGTGGTTGATGAGAAGACGCTTAAGGAGAATCATCATGTCTCCGAAGCGGAACAAGTCTTGGAATACCTCTTGCTCCAGAAGAGATACGCACAGGTAAATTCCTGGCTGACACACGTTCAAGAGGATAGCAGGGTTCACGGCCGCGTCATTACTAACGGAGCTATAACAGGACGTATGACACACCAAAGCCCTAACATGGCACAGGTTCCTTCTATTAACTCAGAGTACGGAGAGGAGTGCAGGTCTTGCTGGACTGTACCAGAAGGTTACAAGCTGGTTGGTGTTGATGCCAGCGGACTAGAACTACGGATGCTCGCTCACTACATGGGCGACAAGGAGTTTACAGATGCTCTCCTTGGAGGAGATATTCACACCAGAAATCAGCTTGCTGCGGGACTTGAGACAAGACCTCAGGCAAAGACTTTCATATATGCTTTCCTCTACGGAGCAGGTGATCCAAAGATCGGAAATATCGTCGGAGGAGACGCAGCAGATGGCAACCGCCTTAGGAAGCGCTTTCTACGAAACACACCTTCTCTTGAAGATTTACGAAGTAGAGTTGTCGAGAAGGCTAGGCGAGGTTATCTCAGAGGACTCGACGGACGACAACTCTGGGTTCGATCCGAGCATAGTGCACTGAATACTTTACTTCAGGCAGCAGGCGCAATCGTTATGAAAAAGACGTTGGTTCTTCTGGAAGAGTTTGCTGACAAGCACGGAATAGATTACAAGTTTGTGGGAAACGTACATGATGAGATACAATCGGAGGTGGCTACAAAACAAGCAGAGAAGTTCGGCTGGCTCGCAGTCGAGTGCATTAAGGCGGCTGGCATTTCATTTCAACTCAAGTGTCCTCTCGACGGAGAGTTCAAAGTCGGAAACACATGGGCAGAAACTCACTGATAGGAGAAACGAAGATGGCGAATCAAATAACGGACACTAACAGATTGGGCGACATCGCTGAGTTTTACGTAACAACTTGGTTGTGGGACGAGGGCTACGAAGTGTTTCGTAACGCTGGTTGCACTGGGTCTATTGACATGATTGCTCTTAAGAACGGGGTTCCTGTGTTCATCGACGTTAAATCCAAGAACACCGATACAAAATACGGTCACTCACGAACAGACGAACAGAAACTGTTACGTGTACAAATCGTAGAGTTCAACGGACAAACCCGTAAGTGCCGCTGGGTGGAGCACGAAGAATGAACAACATCTACAGTTTAGTAAACGATATATACTCTGTTGTTGCTTCTAAAGAAGTACCAGAGGGTGTCGATCTGTACGACGAAATTGATCGCTTTGGTGAGAACTGTAAGCGGCTCATGGCAAACTTATTCACAGAGAAACGTGACGGTCGAACACTACGAATGTCAAACATCGGGCGTGATGACCGCTACTTGTGGAACGTGGTTAATAATCCTGGAGTCGCTGAAGAACTGACGCCTAACACACACGTTAAGTTTATGTACGGACACTTGATCGAAGAAATGCTGTTGTTCTTGACTAAACTAGCAGGACACGAGGTTACTGATGAACAAAAGAGGTGTGAGGTTTCGGGCATTACAGGGTCTATGGACTGTAAGATTGATGGTGTTGTCACTGATGTTAAGTCTGTGTCCACTTTTGGGTTTAAGAAATTCAAGGATGGAAGTTTGGCTTTTGACGACCCGTTTGGTTACGTTGCTCAAATTAAGGGTTATGCACATTCAGAGGGAGGAGACAGCCGTTTTGGTTGGTTAGCGATGGACAAACAGAACGGACACCTGACGTACCTCATGTACGACTCTGAGGATACACAGGCTCCTGTTCACGCCAAGATCGGTTACGACGTCGAAGAACGTATAGCCCACATCAAAGAAGTGGTGCAGCAAGAGGAACCTCCAGAACATTGCCACGAGCCTGTCCCAGACGGCAAGAGCGGTAACATGAAGCTGGCAGTAGGTTGCTCTTACTGCCCTTACAAGAAAGTTTGTTGGCCTGACGTTCGAGGCTTTGCCTACGCTAACGGTCCACGTTACTTAGTCGAGGTAGTTAATGAGCCGCAGGTCCAAGAAATCGAAATCAAGTAAATTTAGATCGGGGTTTGAAGAAGATGTCGCGAAGCAGTTACAACCATTTGGCTTTACGTATGAATCGTGCCAAGTGCCGTACAGAATCGAAAGAAAGTACACACCAGATTTTGTTTATGAAAACGGTGGGACAACGTACTACATCGAATGCAAAGGGTACTTTAGAGCAGGAGACACCCAGAAGTATCGCTCAATCTCTAACTGCCTTGGAAGCAATCAAAAACTTATCTTCGTACTTATGAAACCCCACCAAAAAGTAAGTAAAAGTACCAAAAATACTATGGCTCAGTGGTGCGACAAAAATAACATTTTGTGGTACGATCTGAATACGCTCAAGGAATTAGTCGATTATGTCTCTGACACTAGAAGAAACTAAAGAGCGTCTGCTGCGGTTTTATGACCCTGACGACCTTTTAGAAGCCCTCCAAATATCAGCCGAAGAAATCCTGGATCGTTTTGAGGATAAACTCATTAGACGTCTGGAGTTCTTTTACGAAGAATTTGAAGAAGACGAGATTTACTATGAGTATTGATGAGGCAACGCCAGAAGAGTGGGACAGAGCAAGCAAAACTGTCTACGGTAAACTGTATCATCCAGAGGATAAACACAACCCTGTGACACAGCCCGATCACTACAACAGGGGAGCGATAGAGGCGATCGAAGCAATCAAGGCGTCCATGCACCCGCAGGAATACAAGGGGTATCTCAAGGGCAACTGCCTGAAGTACCTGTGGCGTTACGAGTACAAAAACGGCGTAGAGGATCTAAAGAAAGCACAGGTCTACCTAGGCTGGTTAATCAAGGAGGTAGGCCCGTGAAAGTAGTAGAAGGTAAGTTTGGGAACAAAGATAAAGAGAAGGACGAAATCACAACATCAGAGTTTCTGTCTGCGTTTGTAGTCAAAGCACTAAAACACGAGGAAGAGGGACGAAAGGTAAAGGTAGCTGTCATCATGTACGAAGACGGTGAGATGTTTGAAGTAGCGTCCAACGAGCAGTACCCTGACGGAGTATATATGTTACTTCAGAT